TTCCAGAACCGTAGTGTCAGGAGTCCTGTTCTCCCTCTGTACTGAACAGTATCAGGTAGATCACTCCACCCCAGAGAGCCAGGAAGATCAGTGAGCCTATCATGGGCTTAATCGTTTACCTAAGGTAACAGATCCATAGCAGATTATCAATACTACAGTTCTAGTAGAATGTATATACTGTTCTAAGTGATACAGATACCTGTCAGAAAGACCCCGGTCAATCCTGGATATAGATAGAACCCCCGGGTACCTTCTGTGGAGATAGAAGTACCCCGGTAAAATGCTGTGTATATAGGTAACCGGGTACCACCTCATTCATCACATCCACTCCATGAGTGTGCTGCGCAACCCCCCGGGGCAGGTGAAGCGTTCTAACATTCAAACATTACACTCAAAACACTAAGTCAATGAAAAATCTGAACTACATTCTGTTCTACGTGGCACTTATTCTGGCTTGCTTGTCTGTCCTATCTGCACCTACAGCGGAAGACTATACCATGCATACAAGTGATACAGCTATGAACAATGTGCTTATGCTATTAATCCTTGCTGTACTCTGTATAGCAGGTGCAATCGTGTTATCGTTATCTGATGAGTCCGGAAGGACGAAACAGCAACTGTAGTCCAATACACTATGGTTCTGTCATAACGTAGTATTAAAAACCTTATGGTGTACAGGTCAACCATAGTAGTATCATGGCTAAATTATCAGTTATCAAAGCAGACCAGAGAGAGGCAGCTTTAGAGGCAGCAAGCAAAGCAGGTGCCAAGACCTTGGCAGGTGGATTGAATCTTCCTGAGGGAACCTATCCTTTTCAGGTTGCAGACAAGAAAGCCTTTGGCTTATTGGAAGTGGAAAGTGCTGCATCTGGCAAATGGGCTTTGCCTATCGTTGCCGGATCAATGAAGGTGAACGGTAAAACCGAAACCTTTGTATTGAGTGAAGAACCGGGTGCAAAAACACTGGTTATTCCTGATGCGTTCTATACTGCAATGCAGAACAACGCTATCTACAACATTACTATTGGCAGCCGTAAAGGTCGCAAAGTAGTAACTGGTGTAGAACCAGCAGAAGCAGGTGCAAGCACAGAGGATGACGACTAAATCTCAGTCTTGTAGGGGTAGGTGATGTACTCACCTATTCCCTATCTTGTTGATAGACAGCGTTGTAGCAGCATCGATGATGTAGTGGATGAGTGGTCCTGGTGGCCAGCCTCTCCGAGGCCTTCCTAACCTATCTTGACCTTGCTTACAATCCTGATCAGGAGTCAGATACCTAACTACAGTCGTATCTACCTTACTAAAGTACTACGTTAGATCAGCACTGATTACAGCTTATAAGCATCCACTGGGATAAGCTACAAGCTATATCTTTGTACCTAGATACCAGAACTGGAGAGACATAACAGACCATTAACCTTAAATCTTAAACACATAATGGAAACATCAAAACCTTGGGATATAGCTAAAGAAGCTGTCACCCAGATTACAGCCTGGCTTGAAACTACTCAGGGAGGAGCATATGAGTTCACAGATGAACAGAAGCATCAGATGACTACACAACTTCACCCATATATTCGTAATCATGGCTATGCCGAGTATCAGAGAGCACAGCAGGAAGTAACCAATGAGATACTAATTAAGCTTATCCGTAACTTAGGGCCTAAGCAGGTAGACTCCATTGTATCCTGTCTGAGTATGGAGATACATACTGATAACTCCATTAACCACTAAAACATAGGAGATAACATCATGAAATTCCCAGAATCTTTTGAAGAAAGAGTACATCCTGTAGTTCCAGGGGCTACACAATGGTTATACTTTATACCAGACAATCATCCAAATCCAGAGCTTATAGCTGGACAAACTATTATTTCAATAGTTGGAGGAGGACACGGTTTACATGGTGATGGTGTAGATACATTTGAGATGTGGGATTTTAGAGAAGATAACCCACATGGCTATCTTACAGCTGAAGAGATTAATCAACATTTACAGGACCATCCACTAATCGATAAGCCATGACACAATACCACCTAATCAACGCAGTAATACTCTTATTCGCAGTAGCTATGTCACAGGTCAGCCTGGATATGATGATCAATGACAAAGCAATGAAAACTAGATATGTACTCCTCGTAGTCATGCTAACAGCTGTATGCTGGGCTGCATTCTATTACTTCTCAACACTAAAGACATGAGACCAACCATATTAATGATAACTGCGGCCTTATTAGTCCAGGCCCAGGCAGGTTCTGAACTATTCTCTAATGATATGGAGCAACGAGCTTTAGATAAATGGGAGAAGAGTAAGTCATTGCCCCGTAAGCAGAAGAAGCGTATGCGTAAGGATGCATTGCTAGACTATGCATTTGCTACTTTCGCCAGAGAGTATTCAAGCAACTTATTTAACTCCTAAAGACATGAGAGCACAATTCAACTTTAACTCACGGGGAGACACAGTATGCCCCATCTGTGGTAAGGGCACACCAGAGCCTGCGATACTGGTACCGATCAATACAGAAGGAGCTACTCCCAGTAGCACTGTAGAAGCAGTACAGATACACGTAGAGTGTATCCTGCACAGTATAGAATACCTCAGGCTGGAGAGTGGCTGTGTGATCATAGCTGTTTGTGACCATCTGGTAAGAAAGGAGAGAAAATTATGATGGTACAGAAATTACTAGGTAAGTACTTAGGCTTTCCAGACTGTTGCATTAAGTTCTTTACAGAGAGTTCAATAAATACAGTTAGAGAGAATCACGATGTAGCTGATGGTGGTTATGTTCCTTGTAATGCTTGTGCAGAGCGTATACGAGCGGGTGAGATTAAACTGGAAGAGCTAGTAGGTAGCTCTAATCCCAGGTTAACTGAGCACCCATTCTCTACCAATATTGAATGGTTTCAGGACCCTGGCTTCATAGCTTATATACAGGAACATGGTTATATTCTAGCCTAAGATTATTAACTTTACTCTAAAACTTATAGCTATGTATCACAATTCGATAATGGAACAGCTCCGTAAGTCAGGAAGACTGGAGGCTGAGCATAAGAATATTACAGTAACAGTATGCTGCGGAGATCCTGTACTGGTCTATACAGACCCGGAACTAAAGCTCTCAGGGCATCTGCACTGCATAGACGAGAAAGGAATAAACACAGTTAAAGACCAGCTGGATGTAGAACTGTTCCAGCGGGTATATAGTTTAGTCAGTTAGTACGCTCTGGGAGAAATCTCTTACTGGGTTGGCCCATACAGTTGGGTATAGAGGAATAGATAACCATCTCTCAGTATTGCTCCCAGAGCGTTTTAAGAACTTTCACTTAGGTGATAGGGCTGTAGTTAAAAGAGCACGATTAGCAATGATAGTCGGATATAGACTTTATCAAGCCCTCCGTATATCCAGCAGGGAGAATCATTGTAGCTACAGCTTAAACCAACATCTGCAAATCTAAAGTAGCAGAGTGAATCACATGAAAAGAACAACTTACACACGTCAGCCGGTCATACCACAGGGATGGACAGGCCGGGACTTTAACAACTGGGCTAAGTATATCGATACGCAGGTCAGGAAGTTATTATTCAAGAAACAGAATTGATTAACCCTTAAAAACTCTAGAACAATGAATACATTTGAAACTATTTGCCAGCTAGTCGGAGTACTATTGCTGGTAGCTGCTCTGGCCAGTATACTGGTTGTAGTATTGAAGCCAGCAAGGGGCCTGCTTGGCCTCCTCTTGGTTCTAACCTTTGGGCTTACCAGCTGTAGTGGCCATATCTGTGCAGGAAAAGACTGTGGTGTTTATAAAGAACATGATACAGGTACCTATTACCGTTACAGAGCTATTAACCTGAGAACAGGGCATATTCAGCTCGCCAAGATAGATACAGTCTGGGATGTTTACCAGGCTGTAGATACCGTATTCCTGGACAAGACGGGCTTTATTGCTGCAACTAAGGATAAAATAGCAGATACTGTGAAGCTCGGAATATGTATAGGAACTGTAACTTTGCAGGATGATACACTGATACTAAAGTCTAGTAAGTTAACTCCAGGAGATCTGGGCACTGCTGACTAATCTATACGCCTGTCTCTGGCTACTGAAGTCCCTGCTGGAAAGCCTAGGAAAACGAGCACACCTGTATACCAGGGCAGACGTATAAAGACATTGGGGATTAGGGAGGCAATATACCGGTTCCATCTCGGCTTACGTTAGTAGGCAATAACAGACGTAATGGACTGTTGTCCCCAAACTTATTAGATAACCTTCCAGAACTCAGACAAGCGGTGCTGAGCAAAGCTGGAGGTTATCTTCTCACATTACTCTATGAGTCCGCAGTAATAAAAGGCAAGAGTAATAGCTGTATGAGAGGGTAGCTCTGTCAAGGTCTCACCACCAAGATGGGAGTCAAGCTACTCTTCTCTACAGTTCTAGTCTATAACCTTAAACTTTAAAATCATGGAAAAGAATGACAAATCTTCTGAAAACATAGCAGCAGCCATACTAATAGGACTGTTCTGCTTAGCAGTGCCAGCTCTCTGGCTAATCATCTATATAGTATTTTGAGCATGGAAAAGAAAATCGTAATGAGAAGCGACAATCCCGAATGTGATTGGCCTGAAGACTTTGAACATGAAAATGGTAATTACATATGTCAGTGCTATAAATGTGGTAAAACGTTTCATGGACATAAACGGCGCGTAAAATGTAAAATTTGTGCAAATGACAGCGAGTCCCCACTAGTAACAGGCACGGCAGAGGAATTTAAGTCGTTTGGAGAATTATGCAATGAAGCATTCGGTTTCAAGGTTTGGCATGACATTGAATTTTATACGTATGAGGAATGCGCAAGAAATTATGCAGAGAGAGCAGTTAAAGCTCTAACATCCACCCAATCCACCACCATAGAAAGGTTGACTAAAGCGCTGGAAGAGATAGTACATTTAAAAGACCCATATACGGGCCACTATAAAAGAATTGCTCGCCAAGCCTTAGCAAATATTAAAAAGTAGAAAGACCATGAGCACAATATTAATTGCTACCTTAATCGTATCAGTACTGTTCGTTAGCCTAGCTATCGAACTACTGATCTACGGTTTCCTTACAGCCAAATCTCCCAGGGAATTCTTCCAGGAGACGACCAGGCTTGGAGCCGTATTCGTAATAGCTACTGTACTCATCATGTCAGCAGCCATTCTATCGCTCATTAATATTTACATCCCGTTATGAAATTAGTAACTTTGAAAGAACTGAAATCAGGAGATACATTTCGTTACCAGAATTCTGATGAGCAAGACTGGCATACTGTATCTGCTGTAGATGAGGACAGGTTATATTATCCTGGCAATATAGCTCAGAGTAACCACAGGTCAGATAATGTACTGGTGATACTGAAAGAAGAGAGTCCAGAACCAGAGGAAAGAATCCCTGGGAGCATCGATATAGAAACTACTGGACCTGGAGATAAAGTCCGGATAATAACTAAGAACGGTGAACCCTGGAATGGCTATGATACAGATAAAGAGATGGTTAAAAAGTATCTGGATTTAAAGGCTGAGTATACTATCAGTAAAGTAGATATCCATAGCTGGGTTACTTATGTTAGCCTCGTAGAAGTACCAGACAGAGTATTTAACTCAGTTAGTTTCTACCTGAGTTCTAGACTCTAAGCTATATCAGCGTATGGGGTTGCAGGAGAACTGCAGACGGGCGAAATTGGTTAATCAATCGTGATTGTTAATGTGCTTAGGCATGGCCTTAGGGAACAAAGCTGATTATTTAAAGACGCTGCATGCGCTATCCAGTAAGCTTCTGGCGTGACCCAACACAGTACATAATGGGAAACTAGTCAGCCCGTGGGCGACACTACCTGACTGACTCATATCGGCCTGAGTATAACTGGCCGTACCTTGGGCTCGACCGGAATTGACTGGCTGCTTAGAGTAATACAACAGGTGATGGATGATACTGTACATCTAAATTCGTATCAAGCTATAACAGGCAAAACAGAACAAATAGGCACTATGAGCTTCGAGGAAGCTCTTGCCGTAGTTTCTAACGAAGAGCTAGCTTTAGTCTAATCTTCAAAAGATTTGCTGCATAGATCAATGCAGCTGGTGGAGCAAATAAGAGAGCTACTCTATAACTAGCTAAACCTGTAAGTGATTGTATTATTTGACGTTTCTCAGGACGAGGGTTCGAATCCCTCCGGGTCCACAAGCAGTAAGAGATCTGTTCTAAAATCTCATTATTTTTAATTGTGATAAGGTTTAGGTTGAAGGAGCTAAAGCGCAAGGCCGAAGCTCCTTTATTTTATTAAATTCGTAACCAAATTAAAACACTATACTCATGCCAAGATCAAAAAGACCCAGAGTGTCAAAGGTAATTGTAATGCCAACTCTAAAACAAGTAAAAGTAGCTGTACCAGACTATCATGGGCAGCATGCCTCATCCTCATTCTTCCGTAAAGCTCATACTTATATCAAGAGCATATATGGGCAGATCACTATGCGTAGATATTACAAGGATACCATAGGAGGTATATTTTCAGCTACCAAGATTGATTATACTGGTCGGATGAAGCCACTGGATGAAGGAACCTACTCCAAGACGGAGATCAGGCCTGAACACCCTACCACCACAAAGAAAACGACTGCCTGGAATCATCCAAATAAGCAGCAAACACGCAGTGAGAAGGCCAGGGCTCCATTCGTTAAAGCCCAGAAGGAGAAATACACTAAAACCAGCAGGACTCCTACGCTTATCTGGGGCAACGGCTCCCCTTTCGTTGGTTCTATCAGAGCTACATTTACTGGAGCCAGGAGAAATAATATAGTAGCTTCTCCAAGCTTATAATCTATAGCAGTGTGTTCAGTCTCCCGAGGAGCATTGAGGGACTTAATGTTGACCGTTATCAACAGCTGCTTAATTTACTTATCTTTATCTAACTGCCACATGCGTTAACCATTACCGGTGAGTGCAGCATTACCTAAGCCTGGTCTTTGAGAAGGGATTAGGCTTTACTTTTAAACTCTAGAACTTATGAAAACATTAACAACTCTCGCATTATTTCTTATTTTGGTCTCCTGTAAAAAGGAGGGCATAGCTATTATTATCCCGGGGAAGAAGTATAAGATCAAACAAGATAACCTGATCTTTAATAAAGGGGCTTTTCAGCCCATGTCTCCTGCTCTGGTACTGGACTTATACATCGAGTATGACGGTATTCCTTATGCGCACATAAAATCTCCCGTAAACTGGGCAGCTATGGCACTGGAGGCCGGAAACGGAGTAAAACAACAAACTATCGAAGGTAACCGGTTATCTCTGATGAGCGTAGCTTATGGGGATACCACTTCTTTAACCTGGTCTGTGCCACAATGGGATCTTGAGCCATGAAAAAATACATACCTCAAATAGGAGTGGTCGCACTGGTAGTGTGCCTGCTCATCCGTAACCCGAAGCCATACTCTTACCTGGATGCACTCAAATCAGCATGTGGTATTACTTTTATAGTCGTACTCGTATATTTGTTTTATCTCTGGATCAAGATTATACACCGGGATAAACGGTTCCTTTAGCCATTAAATTTCCAAACTATAGATGTGTTACATTATCAACTCCAATGGTCATTTACAGGTGATCACACAGAGCAAGAACCTGAGCCAGCGTGTGCTGGACTATCTTGCTAAGCACTCCATTACCAGCTTTCTGCTCCGCTCATCTGAAAATGAGCCTATCCAGGATGCCGTACTGATGAGTATTTAACTCAATTTCTTTCACTGCCGGCCTGATTTCTGCCAAGGGACAGGCCGGCCTTTACACTTAAAGCTATGATCATATATCTTATAATAATGCTTACGCTAATACTGGCTTGTATGCCAGCACTTACCTTCCTGATTATATCTTGGAGTAACCCTGAAGCTACTGGCCAAGAAGTTATGGAAGAATCGGAGATGTGGATACTTAAAAGAAGAGTTATAGGCTGGTCTTATGCAGCTATGATAGTTGTTATTGTATCTTTCACCCTAACAGTTTTTGGTGACTTCTTTAGAGCTAAAGAAACAAAAGCACAGTATCAGCCGGTTCAGGAACAATTATACAGGAGAGTACCATGATGGAGATACTGACTAAAGAAAACTTCTGGAACGAGATGGAACAGAAGTACCCCAAAGCTATGAAGCACTTCCAGAACTGGATTGACGGGTACAAGAAGGCTAATCAATGGCAGCTGCTGTTTAATGGCATGGTGGTTACACACTTAGACTCTGATACTAAACAGCCTCAGTATACATTTGCACCTAAGTACCATGAGCTACCTATAGCTATGCAGTTTGGTATCTTTGTGGAGTTTATTACTTACTCTGAGCCTAAACTTAATAAGCCATTTTATCCTTATAAGCTATTCTTGAATCTGAGGAAGAATATTGATCTAGTAGCTCGTAATAAGATAGAAAGGTTTCTCAAAGAATTGGAGGACAAAGTATGATTATTTCAGAAAGCTGGGATAAGGTCCTGGCTACTCAGTTCTCAGAGCCTTACATCTTCAAGATACAGACAGCTTTGAATAAAGATGCCGGTAAGCTCTGCCCCAAAGTAGAGGATATCTGGAATGCTTTTAAGCTGACTCCATTCGAGAATGTAAAGGTAATAGCTCTAGGACAATCACCATATCACGATGGATCAGCTCATGGCCTAGCCTTTAGTTCTAGGAGCGGGTACCCACCCTCACTCAAGGTGATATTTAAAGAGCTGAGAGAGGAATATGGCAAAGTAAGAGAAACTCCCAACCTTACGGACTGGGCTGAACAAGGTGTACTGCTGATGAACACAGTACTTACTACAACTCAAGGTAGTGCTACAGCTCATTCCGGAATAGGTTGGGAGAAATTTACCGGGTATATACTGATGCGACTGGCTCTGGATCCCAAGCCTAAGGTCTTTATGATCTGGGGCAAACCGGCTAGGGAGCAAATGCAGAAGTATATCTGTCCATACGATACTAAAGGGAACCACTACGTTCTGACAGCTGTACACCCGGCTGTAGATGCTTATGGTGGCAGTCCTTATTCATTCACAGGGTGTAACCACTTCAGGAAAGCTAATGACTTCCTGGGGGAAAATAACAGAGGGAGGATCAAATGGATTTAAAGCGAACAGAACGAGGCTGGACTAGTCACTTTATCTGTGGTAGCCGCTGTATGTGGCACCGTAATACGCTTCTGGAATATGGAGATATAAAGATAGTGGTTTCTAGCCTGGGTAATATGATAGATTATCATGCTCCTGGGTTCCCTAACAAGATTACTGTTGATAGTATAGGGCATCAGCGATACTTTGAAACTATGGTATTCCATACAGATAGAAAAGAGTTTAATGATGCAAATGTAACCAAGCAGATATACGTTACTGCTAATTGTGGTATAGATAAGCCCTGGAAAGAACTGGAGGCTGAGGCTATGCATGAAGCAGTAGTAGCTGAGATCTGTGAAGGGCTATTAGCAGGTAATAAATTTCCAACAAGTAGGGAGGAGTATCCAGATGGAACTGAACAATAAAAATGACCTGAAGGCTATCATGGCCGAGTCAGCTATGCAGGCGCTCAATGAGCATGGAGAATTTGAGTCCTTCAGTGTATTTGAGGGAGTAGATAAGGCTACTGCTTACCGTATTTTCAGAGAGACCCGGGAGAATATCAAAACTTACCTGAATGAACAGCAGTTCAGAAATGGCAGGATAGAGATGACTGCCCTGGAGATTCTTAAAGTGGGTATGCGGAATGTCGATCTCCATACCACAGCTGAGGTGTTGCACTTTGTTTACGAGTGTGGCCGGGTTCACCAGGAGATGGAGATGAAGCTTAAAGTGATGAATGAATTTGAGGAAGCTCAGAGACAAGAAGCAGAGAAGCTAAAGGATGTTCTTCCAGAACTGGATGGAGAGTCTGTGCTGGCCATAGCCAAGGCATTGGATAAGCAGATCTTCGATCTCACTGAGATGGTCAAGCAACTCCCTATTCCACAGTTCTGGCCTCAACTGAAAGAGTGGACAGCAGATTATAATAACCGGCTGGAGGTAATCAGAGTATTAATTACTAAACTATATTAACATGATAGATTACGAAGAACCACAACAGTCACCAACAGGTATAGTTAGATGCACAGAATGCTATTTACTAATGGTGCCTGAGCATACCTGCGAATACTCTAAGAATGGGTACTGTGCTGTCTATCGCTTTCAAGCTGCCAAGGATGCTATTACTTATAATATGCACCCATCAATTCACACTAGAGCTAAGGAGGAGTCATCATGATAACTGTAGAAGGACAGCCGTTTATGAAATACCAGTATGCTATTTATACTTGGGGAGGGTTCTATAATCAGGAATACCAGTCCCAGCATAAATATGAGCCTGGCCAAAGAGTATTCGATACTAAAGAAGAACGGGATGATTATATAGCTGATCTCAGGGTTAAAGAAATTAGTCTTGATGCACGCCATTTGATGATGGTCTTGGATGAAGGCTTTGCTGTCAATGAGGTTCTGACTTGTCATCGGGTTATTAAATTTGAAGGCAAGTATTACTATTCTTCAGATGTTATTAGTGTCTGGGGTACTTTTGAGGAAGGTGTATTTGGTACAGCCAGTTATCATATGAGATGGAAATGGTATCCTGGGTTTAATGATTATCCTGCAGGAGAAGGTAAGGACTACTCTAAGGCTGAAGTAATACAGGAATGGATAACAGGGGCATTTAAACCAGATGAATCATGATCTATACAGTAGGTAATCTACCTGACTCCCACAGGTACGTAAGAACGACATTCCAGCATTTCCTGGACTGGGAGAAAGTACAGAGTGCCTGGCAGCTGGATTTGGAGACTAATATTACCAAGACCAGGCTGGGCAGGATCATTCGTACCATCCAGTTTGGTGAGGTTAGGACCAGCTTTAATGACCTGGGCATACGCTGGGTACTAGTCTGGGATGATCTTTCAGAACTGGAGAGAAAGCAGCTGGAGGTGATCCTAAGCAATCCAGGTAAGAAGAAATATATCCATAACGCTGACTTTGAGTACCAGACCCTACTAAACTATGGTATTGTACTGGAGAACGTAGTGGATACCATGCTGCAGGAACAGATCAAGTGGACCGGCTATTTCACCGGAGAAGAAGATGACAATGGCAACAGCTTTTTCAGCTTAGCCGGTTGTCTGCACCGGTATTGGCAGATCGTACTGGATAAGAGCTATCAGGCTGCATTTGTACCGGGTATCCCACTTACTGAAGGCCACGTGGTCTATGCAGCAGATGATGTGACTCATCTGGATATGCTCTCTGATGCCCAGCTTAGATTCCTGAAACAGGAAGGACTACTGAACGTAGCAGCACTGGAGAACGAAGCCGTATTGGCATTCGGAGACATTAGCTGGAACGGAATGCGGCTCGACAAGGATAAGTGGATGAGCAATTACGAACTGGCAGAACCGGAAGTAGCCAAGTACAAGAAGATCATGGACGAATGGCTCACCAAGGATAAGGTATTGCATAAGTATGCCATCGAGAACGAGATTATCTGTACGGAAGATACGGTAACCTTTAACAGGAATGCACCCAGGCAGCGGGAAGCTCTGGTTCAGAAGCTATTCTCGGATATTCCAGGGGCTACTAAGCCTATACTGCTGAAATACCTGAAAGATAACCGGGAACGCCTGACTGAGGAACAGCAGCAAATGCTGGAGGAAATGGCCGGTGGGGACTACATACGGGGGTATACCCACCTGGCTCATTTCCATAGGGACTGGCTACTGGAGCAAGGCTTCCTGAGACCTAAGGGAAATATCGAGATCAACTGGAATAGCCGGGACCAGATCCTGCCAATGTTCCAGAAGCTGGATAAGAAGCTGAAGGATCTCTCTGAGAAATCCAGGAATGCTTTCGAGCACCCGATAGTAGCTGACTTTGAGAAGTATAAATCTTCTCTGAAGCTGCTGAATGCCTATGGCTTGAAGTTCTTTGAGCATGTGGATATGGATGGGATGGTACGGACACGCTTCAACCAGGTTCTGAACACAGGCCGGGTAAGCTCCAGCCAGCCAAATATGCAGCAGATTCCTCTGCTAGACGAGGATGGGCCGGATCCATATCGATATCGGAATGCTTTCGTCCCTGCAGAACCTGGATATGTATTCGTAGACTCGGATTATAGCTCCCAGGAACTAGTTACCATTGCTGAGATCTCCAGGGATCCTGTATGGCTGGAAGCATTAGCCAAAGGTCAGGATCTCCATTCCGTATGTGCCCATATGATGTATAAGAAACGCTGGGAAGATGCCACAGAACCTGGTTGTAAGTACTTTGCCAGGGATGAGAAGGGAGAGATCCTGAAGAAGAAGTGCAAGTGTACTAAGCATAAGACTATGCGATATGATACCAAATGTGTGGACTTTGGATTAGCATACGGCATGTCCCAGTTCAAGCTGGCAGGGGAGTTAAAGATCACTGTACCTGAAGCTGAGAAGCTAATGGTGGAGTATTTCACTACATTCCCCAGTATCGGACAGTGCCTGGCTAACTTTGGTGGCTATGGAGTACAGACAGGGATGATCAAGACCCTGGCTCCGTTTAACCGGAAGAGATGGTTCCCTGAATGGGCTAAGGTAAAGGATCATATCCCTTATCATATACAACGTATCAAGTATAATTCGACTTTAGGAAGTATAGAAAGAGCTTCCAAAAATTTGCCTAGACGTATGGGCAGTTTAAATCGGGTGAACTCAGGGAAGGCTAAAGCTTGTAAGACAGCCATGCTAATCCTGAGCCAAGCCGCGTAGGACTTTGGTTACGCGGAAGGTGCAACGACTAGAGAGATGAGTTCCAACAATAATTCTCTCCAAGAGCGCCCGAACTTTGTAATAATATCATATCTTTATCCTATTATGGAAAAGATATTATGTAGAGAATGTAAACAGTCAAAAGAGTTAGACGAGTTTTATAGGAGAAAATCAGATGGTAAGCTTACTAATAAAATTTGTAAGACCTGTCGGAGAGAACAAGCCAAGAATGCTTACTATGAGAAAGGTGGTTTTGATGCTTTAAAGCAATGGAGAGAAGAAAATCCAGAGCTTTATAGATTACAGCATCAAACTAATAATCGAAAAAGAAAAGAGAGAATGGCTATAGATCCTGAGTTTGCTAACTATGTTAGAGAACAGAAACGTCTAAATCATAAAAAGAACTTTATTAGTGGTATGGTTTCAAGAGCAAGACAAAGAGCAACTAAATTAGGACTTCAGTTCGAAGTAACAGTAGAAAATATTGTTATTCCTGAACTTTGCCCTATTTTGGAAGTACCTCTTGTTCTAGGGACTAAAGGAGATTACCAATTCTCCCCTTCTATTGATAGGTTAGACTCAAGTAAGGGATATACTCTTGATAATATTAGAGTTATTTCTTCGCTAGCTAATACAATGAAGAACTGTGCTACTAAAGATCAGTTACTTACATTCTCCAGGAATATTCCTGTTTATATACAAAGTGTGATATAGTCTGATCTTACGGGAAAACCGTAAGAATCTGAGGATAAAGAGCCTCAGAGATAACAAATTGATACAAGGATCGTGCGCGGATATGATGAAGTATGCTCTGGTTCTGGTAAGAAGGTATATCAATGATAATGGCCTGAGACATAAGGTAAAGATGGTTATGCAGGTGCATGATCAGTTGACCACTGAGTGCATAGAGGACTTTGCAGATGAGTGGGGTAAGATCATGACAGGGCTAATGGAGAGAGCGGGTAAGCTGATTATCACCTCAGGTATATTAAAAGCGGATACTAATAAATCACCAATATGGACCAAATAATATTTACACCAGAACAACTCAAATTAGTATTTGAGTTCGCTGAGTGGCTAGAGGAATTTGCTAGAGCTAAGGTCAGCCTTGGAATACCAAAGAAAAATCCCAGAATTAGATTTTGTTGGTCTGTACCCAGGAAGACTAGAAATGGAGAATGGTACTCTAATTGGACTACAGAAGCACTCTGGAATCAATTCCTTAAATGGAAAGAAGAGAATGCCAAAGGGCAGGATTTGTGAGGGTGATACCTTAATTAGCTTAACTGGTGGAGAGTATAGCTCTCCCCTTTTAAGCATAAAGCAGAAAGGAGGATTTTAATGAAAGTAGAAGGGATGACCCCGGAGAGAGATAAGTTTCTGATTGAGCATAGTAAGTGGTATAACCGGGTGTTCAAATCTAAGGAAGAGATACAGAATATGCCTGATCATGGAGGGGATGAGTGGCAATACGGTTGGTATAAGTATGGTGGAAGAGCTCCTATATTTACTCAGTATTTTATTGGGAAAGGAATAACTAGAATATTTCAAGATTGTATGTTAGCTTTCCATAGTTCCGGGGCACTGGGAGATTCCAATACAGGGCCTTATTCTACAGAATGGCTTATTAATACTAACGGTAAAGAAGGAGAATCTTACCAGGATGCTTTTGATGCCTGTTTCTGTGAGGAGATGTTTGTTCCCTTAGTTCTAGACTCTGGATATCTCCCAGTAGATTCTAGTAGTTCATTCAGGATGGGATCAGACTATGAAATTACCTGGTGGCCAACTGTAGAAGAAGCTATAGCTAAAAGCGGGTTTGTTAAAGCTATAGTTAGTATGAAGAACCTTAATATGATCTTTAGCTACTGGGATGAAGACAAAGGAATAATGGAACAGACTACTCAGCTTCCTACCTTCTACAAGCCCAGAGCTGATCTTCCAGAACCAAAGAAAGAAGTACCTGATGGCTGGATTCCCTGGTCAGATGTAAAGAAGCCTTATGATGGAGCAATCTGTGACTTTTGCTATGACCTCAGTATGGATATTTATACTGCGGAATACCGGAATTGGATCTCTCACCCCGGTGGAGAAGCTACAGCTAATGCTGGGCCAGGATTCGTAGATGAGCATGGATTCCCAGCTTATGAGGAGCCTATCTGGTGGAGATACCATGAAGAAGAATCTGGTGCTATCTCTATAGGGCAAATCAGTCCTGAGCCATGGGTACCTCTTCAAGGTTCTGACTATGATATTGACAAACAGTACCCCAGAACTCCAGGGGAGTGCTTTCCTCCTGGTTCTAAACCAACATCGTCAGAAGATGACGATTATTACTCAACGCTATGAAAGTACAGATAATAAACCTGCTATTAGATACAGTTAGCTCCCAGGGAGTTAATGACTCCGGCTATAACCGGTATAAGCATCTGGTATGTGTACAGAATACTGTTACTAAGAAGAATACTCACTTCGACTATCATACCTCTTCTAAGGTTCTGGAAGCACATGACTATAAAGATGTTTTACAATGTCTATATAATGATGCTGTGAGCTCTGAGGCTGGTCTTGGAGAGTTCTGTGCTGATCTGGGCTATAACCCAAAGAATACTGATGATATAGCTGTCTATGAAGCCTGTAAGAAGATTTATAGTCAGCTAAAGTACCTAAGTATTGACCTGGATACCTTTGAGGAACAATTAGACCAGGCAGATCTGGTAATTATTAACGATCCTACCCTTGCTCAGCAGGACGAGGACTATTACGCAACAATTTAAAAATCCAATAACAATGACAACCACTAAAGAAGCAGTTAAAGCTGTAACAATTGCCGATTTCTGGGCACAATCAGAAAAAGAGATCACCGAGGCAGCTAAATCTAAGCGTCTTAAAGCCTTACAGCGTGATGGTGAGATAGCTATAGCCAAACTGGAAAGTGAAGCTGATGCTGCTGATGCTAACCTGGAGGCCAATATTCAGGCAGCACTTGCAGGCGGATCCACTATGGATACCTTATTTGCCCTGAAAAGGTCAGCTAAGATAGCCCGGGCCAAGCATGCTGATGCCCTGAAAGACTACGAAGAGTTCTTCGGAGAGAAACCAAAACTACAGTAATTAACCGGGGCTTCGGCCCCATTACTTAAACTCTTATGGATAAGCTAACAGAACTATGTGAGTTCCTGGCCTGGGTACAGGATAACTATATTGAAGAGGCAGATGATTCCTTTATAACTACTGAAGGCTCTCCTAAAACTATAACCCGGGAAGAAGTAGTAACCCAGTATTTAAAAGAGAAAGGAGTACTATCATGACACAGTGGTGGAAGGGTATAGGTCTATTCCCAAATTCAAGCCTACCTTCCTTTCAGGAATGGGCCAAGATCAGGACTTTTCCTATAGATATTAAAGATAAGGCTCATATTACTGAGGAATATGAAGATCTGAAGGAGAGACTCGAAGCTGTATTTGATAATCCTGCTCTCTCAGATCAACTTGATGAAGAAGATGAAAAAGCAGCTTCTAACTTCCTCAATCACTGGAAATTTCTTTATGACGAACGTACTAACCAGGAAAAGATCAGGGAAACTATACAGAACTTTTGTTTATATAGTGGAGGTAGTTATGATAGTGAAATGGCTCATTATTATCCTGAGGAATATAACAAGAAGTTACCTAAAGGTGGAGGCTGGATTATAGTCACTACTGATATACCAGTAGCTCCAGCTAATAAGCCCCATTTATTTGGAGTATACTTTGCTAAAAATGCTAGTAGGTCTAAGTATATAACAGTAGAATTTATAAATAATCCTGTACATTTTCAGTACTATATGGTACAGATCACTACTGAGGCAGGAGATGTTTCTTTGAATCCTCACGAGTATATGATTGTATCAGATATGAAAGAGATACTAGGTAGTGTAGGCAAGGAATTTGATATGATTAAGCTTGGAGGAGATACCAATTACGACCAGGCTAAGGTACACTATCTTGCTACCAGAGGGATTCCACAGTATGAAGCCTATGATATGCTCCTAGGTTCTGTTAATAGTACTAAGTTTGCATACTTTAAGCTCAGACCTGAATGTGAGGAGATGTACACCTTCTTCTTTGATTGCTATGCCAGAGGTATTAGGCCAGAAATGGCTGAGAGACTATGGGCACATAAATTATCAGGTAAACCATTATTTAAGGTAAGGTACATGAAAGAAGGAAAGGAGGTTAGTCAAGATGAATTTGAGTCTGAAAGAAGTAAGAATCGGCAGGAAAAAGATCCTGGGGAACATAAAGATGCAAGTTAAACCTGGACAGGTATATGCTATTTTAGGTAAGAATGGATCAGGTAAATCTACATTACTAAACTCTATTACCCAGCATCCAGCCACGTCATATACTGGTAAGGTACAGTTGGAGACTCCTATATTCCTGGGGTTTCAAAAGCCAGTAGAGGTACCTGAGTTACTTACTATGAACTTGCTGATACATTTAGAGAATCTTAGTTCAGGACAGCATTTTATAGCTGAAGAGCTTATAGCTAAGTACCAGAACCTGATTGATAAGCTGGAGCTTACCCAGGAGATGCTTAGCAGGCCATTAAACACACAAGTTTCAGGTGGAGAGAATAAACGTATCGAGGTACTACAGATGTATATCATTAAACCTAAAGTGCTTCTGCTAGATGAGATTGATACAGGTCTGGATCTTGATGCTCAGATCCTCATTGGTTCTATTATACGGGATTACATTAAGAAATATAAGCCAGCTACTATAGTAGTGACCCATAATATGGGATTTCTAAAGTACTTCCCAGTAACTAAGACTATGGTTCTATCAGAAGGTAAAGTGATAGCTGAAGGTACTTCTGCTCTTATCAAACAGATAGAATCTAAGGGGTTTAGCTCCCTGAACTAAAGTGGTATACTATAGCCGGACGTGGAATATGATCACGGCTACTATTAAAATCCATCCAAAGATTGCCATAATCAATGCTGTACCACGGTAAGCCCTGTAATAAGGTACTGCTACCGGATAAGAGAATGCAGCGAGAGTGAACACTATCGTAGCGATCACAATCCAGATATTGATGAAGTTCATAGTTTACAAACTACTGAGATTCAATATTGTTTTATAACTTTGAAGATACTGGACTGATAACCAGTTAGGCACTTAGTCGATTTTCTGCCGTACTCCGGTCTAGGACCGGATATCCCAAGGTAGCTCAGTTGGTAGAGTAAATCCCCCTCGTGGGGAGAAGGTCAGTGGTTCGAGCCCACTCCGAGGGGCAATGGGAAATGTCTCCCAGGTTTAAAATGCGCGAAATGTCACAGAAGGCAAACGAGGTAGAAAACCCAAGACAGGAAGTAGCACAGATGCTACTCCTATTAATCAACCAGATACTGGATGGAGTATTTCCAGGATCAATTACCACAGTAGTAGGTGGTACTGCCAAGATTCATGTAGAGTCCATTAATCATGACCAGTTTCTGGTATTGGCAGGAGTAGCCAAGAAAAATCCTGATCTACGAATCTTTATGAAACGGTCAGGTACTGGGATCACTGTCATATTTACCAGAGAGAAGTAATTTACTGGTGGTTACACACCTGTATAGATACAGAGGAGAGTTAAGTGATACCGGTAACAGGACACGCCTCGATGACTGTCTATGCCGTGCGGTCCTGCAGGCATCGTCAACTTAACTGTAGGAAAATACTGGAGACTGTTAGACTTACTTACAAGATAAGAGAGGAGCTAACTGATTTCCTTATAGGGTACATGCGATAAAATGCTGTACCCTTTTTTAATTTTGTAAAAACTTAAAGCTATGTATAAGATAGAACTTAAAACTACTCTACAGATGGTTAGAGATAGTAAACCTAAGATGGTCTTCTATGGTGCTAATACTTGTTGGTGGACTACCAATCCAGAGGATCTAGGAACTACACAACCTAGAAATGACAGGTTTATGGGTGAGCTACTACCAGATCCCGGAGGTATTCCATGTGATCCCAGAGGTGGTGTATTATTCCAGACAGAGAATGTAGAGAACTTCCTGGATACAGCTGAAGCTAATGCTAAGCACTATGGTCCTAATGGTCTGGATGCTTTCATGGCTGCTTACCATGGTAATCTTATGGCTAAGAGTAATACAAATCCTGATGCTGACTGGAAACCATGGTGCTTTGCCAGCTGGGGAGAATACAATGTAGTTCTGGACGAAGACAAATTAAAATCACAATGAGATGAATAAATGCCCAAAGTGCGGTAAGGATTTCCTTGACCAGCTTGCATGTACGGAGGAGTCATGCCCTTACGACCCAGGTAACCCTGCCGGTCATGAGTTAGTAGAAGTTCCTTTCGATGACTTACTAGAACCAGAAGAGAGTGCACCAGAGAATCTCTTCGCAGAGCCGGTAAAGCTGCCAAAGCAGATCAGGCTCTCCAGTGGGAAGATGATCACTCTAAACTCCCAGCAGGAAGAAGCACTGGAGCTTATCTACCAATGGCAGGATGACCGGACTGATCTATTCTTTGTACTATCAGGCTATGCAGGTACAGGTAAGACCACAATTGTAAAGGAAGCACTCAGGAGATGGGCTAACCGCTCTCCCTATGGTTCTAGTTCTACAGGAGTGACAGCGCCTACCCATAAAGCCAAGAAGGTGATTGCTGATGCTACCGGATTACAAGCCTCTACTATTCAGAGCCTACTGGGATTACAGCCTAATGTAGACCTGGCAGATTTTAATATCAATAAGCCGGAGTTTGCTATGAAAAAGGACCCCCAGATCAAGCACTATAAAATGCTGGTACTGGATGAGGGCTCTATGCTGAATAAGGATCTGTGGAAGATGCTGAAGGATCAGGCTAACAGGTACAATACCAAGCTCATTGTCATGCTGGATGAAGCCCAGCTCCCTCCTGTAAAGGAAGAAATCTCTGCAGTTCTATTGGATGAGGAGATCCGGTACAAGTATCAGCTAACTAAGGTAGAACGCCAGGCCGGAGATAACCCTTTGATGGAGCTATATGACCTGATCAGAAGTGATATTCATTCTAAGACAGATAAGTACCATAAGGAGACTAGTACTATACCTGCCCCAGTGACTATCCAGAATCTTGGGATAGACTGGCTGGGGTATATCTTCACTCCTGATCTAATGTCATTTGGTAGAGCTGTAGTAGATTCCTTCCGGTCTGAAGCTTTTGGTATGGATAAGAACCACTGTAAAGTCTTATGCTGGACTAATCAGCGGGTACAGTTCTGGAATGCTTCGGTAAGGAAGACCCTACTAGCTGACCTGGCTAAGAAGAATATCCCTGCCGAGCAGATGCTGCATGCCCAGACTATTATGCCTGATGAGCTCCTGATGGGGTATAAGAGCTATATTGATGGGATTGAGAACTCAGGTGAGTACGAGGTAATTGAGCTTCAATACTCTTCTAAGGTTCTGACCCATACCTCTACCAGTAAGGATGGCCAGAAGAAAACCACTATCGAGCGGGAGGTACGAGGCTATCGTGTAGCTCTGCAGGATGTAGACCAGGGAACTATCCTGAATGCTTTCATCCTGGATCCGGATAGTGAGGAAGAAAAGAAGTTCACTACGATCTTCAATAGTTATCTGTTTGCAGCTAAAGCCCATAAAGCATGGCCGGCTTACTTCAACTTCAAGGCAGAGACCTTACTGATGCGAGCTATCCGGGATAATACCGGTAGCCTGATATGTGATAAAGATCTGGATTATGCCTATGCATTGTCTGTCCATAAGTCTCAGGGCAGTACCTATGACCAGATCTTCGTGGATGAGGCCAATATTAACCTTAACAAGATTCACACCGAGAGAAATAAACTAAAATACGTAGCTTTCTCCCGGCCAAGGTATCTTGCTACAATATTGACAGGAGCATGAGAAGGGTAACACTTAAAGAGCTTGAGCAGGCTAGGAAGATCCTGGCGGCCAAGCGATACGCCTGTGGAGATGGTCTTTTACAGGATGCCCTGGAGATTGGAGAAGCTCTGATTAAATTAGCTATCCATGACATGGGAAGACGAGAATTAAATTACATACTATTGGAGGAACCAGAATGAGAATAGTAATTTTCACACTTAAAGAAACCGGTAATACCTTCGTATGTGATGTAGATACCTCTAGTGCCTTTCCTCTAATAAGGATGGGAGCTGACGGATTTACAACACCGAAATTAGGTGTAACTAACCATTCTGCTGAGCTAGGGAAACTTAGAAGTATGTTTCCAGAATTAAAACCTGGAATGGTAGTAAGATTAGAAGATAAGATACGAGAAAGGACTAATGTAGTTTATATACAGGCTGTATTTAGTACTCCTAACCCTCTAGCCCCTCAACTTACATTAGAAGATTTATTTGGAAAGGAAGAATTAGAATGACTAAAGTAGATCAGAATAAAGCAATGGTACAGGAGGCTGCGCTGAAAGCCTGGAAGGATGGTGGAGAATGGGGGCTACTGGCTATGGCTACAGGTACCGGGAAGAGCAAGATTGCTATCGATGTAGTCACAGAACTCAGTGAGCCGATGTTTGCTGAGCCAAAGATCCTCCTGATTGTGCCTACTGAGAAGCTCCGGGACGATAACTGGCTGGATGAGTTCAATAAGTGGGGTGCCGGCAAATGGTACAAGAACCTGAGAAGAAGCTGCTACGTGAGCGTGACCCGTTATGAGTACCAGCAGTATGACCTGGTGATCCTGGATGAGGCCCATAACCTGACCGAACGTAACTCGGATTTCTTCCGCAACAACACGGTCAAGCGGGTTCTGGCCTTAACTGCTACTCCGCCTGATGCGAAAGGTAACGAGACGGAGAAAGGTAAAGCTATCCTGTTTAAACAGTTTAGGCTAAAGACTGATTTCCACTATACCCTGGAACAGGCGGTAGCTGATAAGCTGGTAGCACCTTACGAGATCCGGGTGATCGAATGTAACCTGGATGATTCCAGCAAGTACATTAAGGCAGGTACCCAGGCTAAGCCCTTTATGCAGACCGAACAGCAGCGATACACCTGGCTTAGTTCCATCATTCTACGGATGCAGATCAGTAATAATCCTGCCGTCCAGTGGAAATACCTGGAACGGATGCGGATCGTTCATAATTCTATAGCTAAGCAGGCTATAGCCCGGAAGATCATAGACAAGTATATCCAGGGGGACCGTGCCCTCGTCTTCTGTGGTTCTATTGCCCAGGCGGAAGCCTTATGCGGTAAGCAGGTATACCACTCCAAGACAAAGGATACTGCCTTAACCCAGTTCCAGAACCAGGAGATAGATTTGCTGGGTTGCGTAGAAGCATTGAATGAGGGAATTAATGTACCGAATGTGGATCAAGGCCTGATTGTACAGCTCTCCAGTTCTGTAAAGGACCTGGTACAGCGTATAGGCCGCCTGATCCGTAAGCGGCCAGGGCATAAAGCTGTTGTCTGGATTGTAGTTGCACTCAATACAGTGGATCAGAAGTGGTTTGAAAAGGCAATTGCAGACTTTGATAAGTCGGTGATTACGTATATCAACGCTAAAAATCTGTAGAAACACTTGCTAATATGGGTATTCTTAGTTATCTTCAAATCCCTTTAATTTCTAAAAAATGAGTAACTCAAAACTAACAGAAGCCTTAAAACTGCTCGTTTCGGAATACTATATCGTCTTTATAGACGGGCAGGCCCAGATCACCAATAAGTTCCAGCGGGAACTTGACCAGGTAAAACCAGAAGAGTTATATGAGGTTCCCAAGGTGGAACCAGAAGCTCCACTCCCCGTGGAGACTATCGTAAAAGAGGTCAAAAGAGAAGTAATCCCTTTACATTCCAAAACTAAGCAAGTCATTCTCACCCCGGGAGTGCAGCAGCCCCTGGCAGAGTTCATTCTACAGGCGGAAGTACCTCAGAAGATCAAGATGGACAACGGCAACTCATTCTGGGCAAACAAGTATAACAAGGAAGCTGATCTGGAACTCAGGCGTATTATAGCTGCCGGCTATGACCTGAAGATCCTGATTGGAGCGACCAAGCTGTACTATAAATCAGGAGCCTGCTGCGAAGCAGTTAGTAATTACATCCTGAGAGGGACCTGGCTCACTCATTATGAAGCACTAAGACAGTCCCTGGAAAATGGTACTGTAGAAACCCATATTACCAAATCCCTCGATAACTCTGAAGGGAAGCCCACTTATTATTCAAGATGACAGAAGAAAGCATACTTGCAGATCTGGAGAAAGTCACTTCAGACAGCTTTCTCCATGATGTAGCCCGGGGTATACGAGGTATAAACCAGGGTTTTGACAATGGTCTGGGGCGGGCAGGAGAATTCCTCTATGGGTTACAGCCATCTACTTATTACCTTATCGGAGCCGACAGCGGCGTGGGCAAGACCACATGGGCAGATGAGCACCAGGTGATCCAACCCTGGCTGAGTTCTAAACTCTCCACTTCAACCCGGAAAATCAAGTACGTTTATTTCTCCTGGGAGATCTCCAAGCCTCGCAAGAAGCTTCGGTTCGCTACCCGTTTCATGGCAGCTGAATGGGGTGTGCGCTTACCGGTAGCCTATATATTAGGTAAAGGTAAGTACCGCTGCAGTGCCTCTCATTGGGAACTCTGTAAGGCGATAGAACCACAGGTAGAGGAGATCTTTAATGATATCGAGATGATCGATGAACCTTGTAACAGCAGAACTGTGCTCAGGTTACTGACCAAGGTAGCAGAGACTTATGGTACGTTTACCAAAAGAACTACTATAGGCGCTGACGGGGAACAGCATGAAGAGATCACAGGGTACATTCCTCACGATCCTAACCTGGTGATCGAGGTTATCTTTGACCACCTGGGCCTGGCCGATGCTGACTCCGGGATGAGCCTGAAGCAGACAATGGACCGGATCTCTCAACAGGGGGTCTATTTCCGCAACCGTTGTGGCTGGAGCTTTACTTTTATCCAGCAGTTCAATAATAACCTGCAAAGTACGGAGAGGCGTAAGCTGGATAAGTCCAATATTATTCCTGTAAGAGGTGACTTTGGAGATTCCACCTATACTTTCAGGGATGCAGATGTGGTATGGGGACTGGTTTCTCCTGCCCAGTTCAGCTTCCAGGAGTTCCAGGGCTATAATGTAGAGAAGCTGGGACCGAGCTATATCCATGGCTTTCTGATGAAGAATCGGGATGGCCCGCCTAATATGAGCTATCCATTCTTTATGGATGCTGTAGCCCATCACTTCGAGGTATTGCCAAGCCTCAAGTTTGATCTGAATGGCAGAATTAACGATTATTTTGAACTGGCGAAGCAGTTTAGGGATGAGCTGGATAAAACAGACTTCTCTGATCAGGTGCCAATTAAACAATTAAGCGCATGAGTGCAATCCTTGTATTAGGGGAACCCGGAAGCGGGAAATCGCGGGCTATCAAGAACCTGGACCCCAAGAAAACAGTGATCATTAAGCCGAATAATAAGCCGTTACCATTCCCGGGATGGCAAAAGAACTATGGGCCAACCAATATGTTCATGATGCAGACCTTCGAAGGTGTGTATAACCTGATCATTGGCTGGGATCCAAAGGAAAAGAAGAAGACCGGGAAAGGGATCAATGATGCTCCGCAGATCACTACGGTGGTGATTGAGGACTTTACCCACTATATGACCAAGAAGGTAATTGATGATGCTAATATCACCGGCTACCAGAAGTGGACTGAGATGGGGGTAAAGGTATTTAATAACATCATCCAATTGGAAGCACTGGTAAGGCCTACCCTGGATATTATCCTGATCGGCCATGTTACTGCTACCCAGGATGCTGCTGGTAACGTAGAGATTGGCCTGCAAACTGCAGGTAAGCTTCTTGACCAGGTAGTCAAGATCCCGAGCTACTTTACCTATATCCTTCACACCGTGATTGACTATAGCAGCGGAGAGCAGCCTATTTATCAATTCCAAACTAACCGGGACGACCGGAGACTAGCCAAGACGCCTGAGAAGATGTTTCCCCTATTTATCGATAACGACTATGCTTTGGTTCTGGACAGGATCCACAAGTATAATGCAGGGGAGATAGATTTCGAGGCAGAAGAGGCCGCAAAAACAAAATAGCCTAAGTTTGCCCGGCTTGATAGGGTAGATGTAAATGATTCAATAACTTAAATTTCAAACTGATGAAAGGATTAGATTTCCTGAAGAAGGCAAGCTTAGCTGCCAATGAAGTTGTTAAACCTGCTACAGCCAGGACTACTACGGCTAAAGCCCGTACTCCTGAAACAGCAGATATCCGTGTATTCAAAGACGGATCCGTGTTCCCGTCTGTAGCCCTGATCAAGGAGTTTGATCTCCAGTATCGCGCTAAGGATGTAGAACCTAAAGGTAATGGCTTCGATGTGTTCAAGTCAACTGACTTCCCGAATACCCAGCACTGGCCGAAAGATAACCGTATTATCTTTATCGCTGCTGTAGATAAAGCAGAAGGTAAGCTGGACCTGTTTGGCCGTACTACTTATGATGAGACTGGTGCTGCTTCTGACGTACTGACCCAAGGTGCGACTACTTTTGGTAAGGTTCTGTTGGAGCACATCAAAGAAGTGTATGGGGAGGAGCCAAACGAACATGGCTTTATCGACCTGGTAATCGCCCGTGACAACAGCTTTAATACCGATAACGGGAAATATTACATCCCTAAAGTAGTGAGCCGTGGCGATAGCAAAGGTGAATCTACCGTAGTGACCAGGGAGAACCTGACCTTATTCCCTTTAATTCCGGTAAGCTGGGTTAATGAGGAAGAAGTTGCTTCAGAACCGGAGAAAGAGGCTGCACCTATTGCTCCTGAAGAAGATGATGCAACTACCCGTGGTTCTGTGACAGTAGCTCCCGGGGCTGCAAAATAAGCACACACATCAACCATCTATATAACCAGGATATCCCTTTCGGGGGATATCCTTATTCCGTAAACAGAAAATTATAAAAACCATGATAAAAGTAGGTGTTAATGAACCGGTATTTATTGAAAAAGCCGAGAAGAATGAAAAAGGTACGCTGGCTGTAACCTTCAAGGAAGCAGGTGGTGAGACTAAAAAGAAGCTTTCTTTACTGGAGCAGATGAATGAGAGTTCAGATGCTTCAGGTAGTTCTGCAGGTGCTACTACTTTCCTGATGTTTCCTCCAAGCAGGGAATATCAGAATGAGTTACAGGCTCCTGAGAAGTTATTATCTAACCTGATGAACTTCAAGAACCAGCTGCACCATATCCTGAAACGTTTCGTTACCTCTAACCAGATCCGCTGGGATGTGCTGAAAGGTATTGGAATGATCAAGACAGATGAGGATGTACTGAAAGCTGTTGAGGATGAAACCAAGTACAGCCAGATCTATGCTAATATCGTAGATCAGTTCCTGACTATGGGAGCCCAGTTTAAGATCACTGATCCTGCCAAATTATCCCGTTTGCTATTGGTTCGCCAGAGTAAGGAGAAACACTTTGGTCGCTTCCGTGACAAGTTCCTGGAAGAGCAACCATTCCTGGAGGATGTAATGATCCCTAAGGATAAATCCAAACTGTATATTAAAGCCGGCACTAAAGGTGCTACCACGCTGTTCGAGGCAGATGCTGATGGCTATGTGCCAAAGTTCACTGATTATGAGATCAGCAAAGGTCTGGATAATCCTATCCAGTCTGCTACTGCATCAGATGATTCTGCTCCTGCTCCTGAAGAAGTAGCAAAAGTAGAAGGTTTATTTGGCCAGCAACCTGAGGCTCCGGTGGATTTCTCAGCTCCTGCTGTGGAAGTTACCCCAGAACCAGAGAAAAGTGAAGAAGCTGCTCCGTTAGCTACCGATCTTTCACAATTTGCAGAACCGGAAGGAGAATAAGTATGGCCTCACTCGAAGATGCAGCCAGGAGATTCATCCTGAGTGATGAAGCCATCCTGGAACGGGTCAGCGAGTATACGTTATACTGCAAGTACTTAGGCTTCGAGCCAGAACTCAGGACTAAGTACAGGTCGAGAATACGGACAGGGAACTCTGATGAGTTCCCATCCTTCTCGATATTTGAGTCCCACTATTCCCATAGGGAGTATATGTGGAAGGACTCAGGAGGCAGAGGCTTATCAGGAGATATCTTCCAGCTTATCAAGAAACTGATGGGCTATCAGGGAGCTGATGCTTACCAGAAGGTACTGCAGAAAATTGACTTCGACTTTCAGCTAGGCTTTGGTTCTAAGGAACCGCCTAAGGAAAAGATCGTTAACTATGTAGCCCCTATTGCTGTTCCGGCTGAAATCAGGATCAAGTCCAGACCTTTCAAACAGGTAGAACTGGATTACTGGTTACAGTTCGGAGTAGATCAGGAGCTGCTACAAAGGTTCAATACTAAAGCTGTAGAACTCTACTGGTTAAGAAAAGATCAGCCTGGTGGGAGTACTCCCCGGCATGGCTTATGCTTCGCCTATCAAATACTGAACCGTTATCAAATTTATCAACCTTTTGCACCACCGGATAAGAAGTTTCGCCAGAGCCTGACCGACAAGGACCTGCATGGGTTTCACCAGTTAGAGTATTCAGACCGAAAGCTGATCATTACCAAGGCCCGTAAGGATGTGATGTGCCTTACTGCTCATGGGTTTAATGCCGTAGCTCCCAGGTCTGAGAATACACCTATTGTACCGGAATATCTCAGGTACCTGGAAGGAAAGTATGACCAGATCTTCGTCCTGTTTGACAATGATGGGAAGCACCGGGCTGACTTCTACCCATATGATCAGCGGGAGATCCCCCAGTCCACAGGCTGTAAAGATCCAGCTGAGTTCCGGGCCAGGTATGGAGCAAAAGAATTTATTAATCTTATACAAACACTGACAACATGAAGTTTCATGAGAAATTTATAGAAATTACTACGGGTAGATTTGAGAAGGATTATTGTTTGTTAAAGTTAGCTGAGGAATGCTCAGAACTATCTGTAGCTATTACTCAACTCTTTACCAAAGGTCTAGATCCAGGACTCTATAATGAGTTTCTGGCGGAGATAGCTGATGTAGAGATGATGCTGACCCGTGTAAAGCAGAAACTACAGATATCTGACTTAGTTCTAGATAGTATAAAGGAGATAAAGTGTGAGAAAGTTCAAGGCTATATCGAAACTATACCAAATTTTGGGAGGTTACAGAGATGATTATCGGGCTATCAGGCTATATAGGTGTCGGAAAAGACACGGTAGCCAAGATGATACAGTATCACATGCTGGGTAGAACTGATCCTGATGGTTACAGGAATAACAGCTCCAGAGATTACTCTGGTTCTGGATGGCATATTAAGAAGTTCGCCTACAAGCTAAAGCAGATGGTCTCCCTACTTACTGGTATTCCAGTTGAAGACCTAGAGAAGCAAGAAGTGAAGAGTAGAGAACTTGGGCCTGAGTGGAACTGGTACGATTATGCTATTCATACTGGAAGCTATAAGTCTCCAGGTACTCCCAGAGATAGAACCGGAGAAAGAAACCGACTTTCATTAGGATCTTATGAAAGAGCCAGTTTAGAAGAGAGGGAATACCATGATATGCAAGTACATGCTATGACTGTCCGAGAACTCCTCCAGAAGCTGGGTACAGATGCAGTCCGGGATAAGGTACATCCTAACGCATGGGTAAATGCCCTGATGTCAGAATATACTCCTAGAGTATCTGGAAGAACTGTACTAGTAGATTTCTCTAATGATGGCCCAGTACAAGAGGTGACTACACCTATATATGGTGAGTATCCTAATTGGATCATCTCAGACTGTAGATTCGAAAATGAGGCACAGGCTATCAAGGATAGAGGTGGAGTAATCTGGAGAATTAACCGAAGTATTAAGTATTGGGAAGATCCTGAATGGCTTAAAGGGGGAAAAGTATATACTGCTCCAATACCACATAGCTCCGAGACTTCATTAGATAACTGGCCATTTGATAGAACCATAGAGAATAATAGCAGCTTAGAGGAGCTTCTCTCTAAGGTTCTGGAAGCACTCAAAGAAGATAACTTATTAAAAACTTAAACGATGACGGACGTAAAAATAATTTGTGACAGCAAAAATGAATGGGGTCAGAGAATCATCTCCGCTATCTGTACCTTCCCTCGCTACCTATTAGCTGAGGTCAACACTCACAGGATGCTCTCCAGGAACTCAGCTTCCAGTAGAGCTATCCGGTTCGAGAAGATGGTAGAATCAGTTCAGAAGAATCCATTCATACCTAAAGAATGGCAATTAGATCATGCCGGTATGCAAGGGAAAGAACTTATATCTTCTGTACATGCTTTAGCTGCTAGAGATACTTGGTTAGAAGCTAGAGATCAGGCTATTGCACATGCTACTTACCTAAACGAACAACTTGGTGTAACCAAACAGCTTTGTAATAGGTTACTGGAACCATTTATGTATCACACAGCCTTAATCACAGCTACAGAATTAGAGAACTTCTTTGCTCTCCGAGCTGAAGGTATGGCCGAAGTACATCTACAGGAGCTGGCTTATAAGTATCTAGATGCCTGTAATGCTTCTGAACCAAAGCTACTGAAAGCTGGGGAATGGCATATTCCATTTGGGGATCAGTTTGATACTCCATCTCTCCTCTCTGTGATTCCTGAAGATAAGAAATTTAGACCTCAGGGGATGTTTAGTAGTGTAGTAGAAGATGTAGTTCTGGATATGACTAAGGTTAAACTTGCTACAGTTCGCTGTGCTCGTATCTCCTACGTTACTCCAGGTTCTGAACAGAAGATTAACTATGCAGCTGACTTAGAGCTACATGATAGGCTAGAGAAAGCCGGGCACTATTCAGCATTTGAGCATTGTGCTAGAGCTATGTCAGAGTTTGAGTTTTTAAACTCTAAAAGATGGGAAATGACTGAGGAGTCAATTAATCGTAAGGAAGAGAATAGAGGTAAAGGATTAAACTTTGGCTGGTATGGAAACTTCCGAGGCTTTATCCAATACCGCAAGATGTTCGAGAACGAGAACCGAAGAGATCCACGACTATTAAAGAAGTAAAGATATGGCAGACGAAGTAAAGAAGCCTCCATTAGGATTAACTCCCAGGTTAATATCAGAGATGAGTTATCTTAGGAATCGTAATGAAAGAATCACGGAGGCTGTAGCCAGATATATGGAAGCTGAACTTATAGTTCCCTCTTACTGGCTAAAAGAGTACCATGATAATATTAATAGAATTAACAAACTAAATCAGGAAGGTCCAGATGGCAATACTTGAACAACCAAAAACAGAAGGGGAATCAGGCTTCAAGAAGAAGTTTGAGGAAGGTACCGAGGCTATCCTGTTCGATTTCATTCAGGGTACCCAGTATCAATACCCGATACCCTCAGCTATCCGGGAGCTTGTCTCCAATTGCAGGGATAGTATTAATGAGAAGCAACGCTTCTTCCTGATCAACTCAGGTAAGGCCAAAGTGGAAGATTTCTATATTGACCGGGACGGAGAGCTATTCAAGGATAGCAAGTATGACCCGTCCTACTATGACGAGAAGTGGCTCAGTAAGACCAGGAATGAGATCCAGCTAATCTATAGGGTAAATAATAATGCTCAGCGGGATACCTTCCATATTATCGATACCGGTGTAGGTTTGGGAGGGCTGAGATTAGAAAAGCACTTTAATCCGCTCTATTCTACCAAGCGGAATTCCAAGGATGACCTGGGTAAGTTTGGAGTAGGCTCTAAAGCAGGGCTAGCACTGGATATCCCTTACTATGGCCTGATTACCCGGTATAACGGGATGGAGTTTCACTTCAATGTTTATGGCTACAAGGTGGATTCTATCGTTCCCAGGTTTAACCTGATTACCGGAGAGGAGAATCCTTTCTATGAGATGGTCACCCAGGAGAACCTGAAGGTCCATTACTATCCTACCACAGAACCAAATGGAGTAGAAGTGATCTTGCAGGCCAAGAAGGGCTTGAAGAAGGACTTCATTGAGGCTGTAAAGAGTCAGCTGCTTTACCTAGATGGGATCAAATTCGAGATCCACGAGGATGGCCAGGTTCTGGAACAAGAGGTAAAGGCTAAGATCGAGTATGAAGATGATATCTTTGTGATGCCAACCAAGGAGAGTACTTACTATTCCAAGCCACATCTGATCCTGAATGGGATCTGTTATGGGTATGTAAATTTTCTGATGCTGGAAGAAGAAGAGCGGGTGGGTAATATCGGGATGAAGATCAATCCATCCCTGGTAGATATCACTATGAACCGGGAGTCTGTGAGATGGACTGAGAAGACCAGGGAAGCTATCCATTCCACTTTTAAAGAAGGGGAGCATACAGCTGAGAAGCTACTGAATGCTGCCCTGGTATCCGATGACTTAATCGACTGGGCGCTTAAATCTGCTACTGCCGTAGGCGGGATGGATAAAGGTTCAGTAATCGGCAGGTTCAGTAATATCGTAGAACTGAAGTCTATCAAGCCAAAGTTCAAGCCACTGCCTAAGATTAAGTTCTCCCAGAACCCAAGTGAGCTGTTTACGGGGTACGACGTGGTAGAGGTGACTAAGACTGTCAAGTATTCCAAGGCTAAGGGAGTGAATATTAATTCCCTATCCAGGAACATGGTACATAACTGGGGACAGGTTAATGGTAAGCAGATCTTCTACCAGGAAGGGGATACTCATTTCCGTCAGGAGATGTTTATGCTCACGATCTACCCTCATGGCTTTATCAAGGTTATCCCTAAAGGAAGAGCCGTATTCAAGGATCCGGAGAAGCTAAGCAAAGAAGAGCTGGAACTGGTAGAAATGAGCTATGATGAATGGAAGAAGCTTGACCAGGAAGGCAGAGATAAGGCATTCGATCTGCAGTTTAAGAAGTTCAAACAGGACCAGGAATTAGTAGATCAGCTTCTTCGGGATAGCAAGTTCACTGAGTTCTATGAGAGTATCGTAGTGCCAGAAGACTTCCGTGCTAACGAAAAAGAAGAAGACGAGGATACGGAGGCTGCAATTGAAGAGGTGAAGTCTAATCTGACTCCTGCTGAGCTAAGAGCACTGGAGAACCGGATGGTCGCTACTGGGTTTTATGGAGATCCATGGAACTATAGAGGAGCACCGGCTTATCGTAGGAAGAGAGAACCTAAGATCAAAGAAGTTCTTCAGGATAAAGGGCTAATTATTTATGGCTTCCAGGAGGATGAAGCAAATTTAAGCCTGGCTGGTGAATTACTAGGAGAGCTCATACAGAATCATCCAGATGGTGGTAAGTATATCTCCGAAGATTCTCTCTGGAATGATGACCTGAAGATCATGCTGGTTTCCCAGTCCAATGCCAAGTATCTGAAGCCTCACCTGTTTATCGATGATTTCTTCATGAGTTTTAACCCTGAAACAAAGACTATATCTATGCACAACAAATTAGTAAAATGGCAGACTGCCCGAAAGATCCAGCAGCGCCTCTCTTCACTCCAGTTCTTGAAGAACTTCGGAATATTTGACCCGATAGCCAGTAATACCTGGCAAGAACTGGTTGAGTATGTCCGGGTAAACTATAAAGACCTGAAGGGGGAAATGGCCAACCATAAGGATGGTAGCGGGACAGAGCTGATCCAGAACCTGGAGCTATTTGCAGATAAAGTAACTGAGCTTCAGCTATTCGTTACCAAGAACCCTGGTAACTTACAGGCTATTGCAGCTAAGAGTAAGGCCCTGTTCGAGACCAATGAGGAAAACTCTTTCGAGGATGCCTTAGGTGTGGAACTGGAGATCTATGAAAAACTACAAATGCTCCTGGAAGTTACTGAACATGTCCAGCCATTACTAAACCAGGTGAATTGCCTGGTAGAAAAGCGTGAAATAACCCATGCTGTGGAACAGGAAATACGTGAGTACCTGGACCTTAAAGGTTATATTTGTATACCAGCTCAGCAGCCAGTGCCTCAGGTAGCTGATCCTGGAGTAATAATTGAGGCGTAACCCTTTAAATCAAAATGATGATTACAGTAAATCGCATTGACAATGCAATCACCGGCTCTGTAAACGGTAAGAGCTTTGGAGTGAACTACTCTGAGGAGAAGTACAAGGAGATGAAGCGTCTGGAAGTAGAAGCTAACCAGGCTGTCTCCATGACTGCTCTTCAGGCTATAGTAGACCAGTTCCTGTTACTTACCGAAGAAGGCTATAAGGACATAGTGGAAACAGCCTGTCCTAACCTGGTAATTAACGAGGCTACCAGAAAATT